TTACAACATTCATCTTCCAATAATTGAAGAAGATCATAATTGTCATCACTCTTGATATTTTTGGATAATTCCGGTTCTTCCTTTTCGATGCATGGCATACACATCCAACCGGCTTTATCCTGACCTTTTGGGTTTGTCCTGTGCAACATCCTTACCGTGCAGCTTACACCACATTTTATACAAGTTGTCATTTAAATCGTTTGCTAAATAGGTTGATTACTGAATCCATTACCGATACTTCCACTTCATTTCGAGCGCCAGTGATCTGATCGGAAATACTCCGCTTCTCATCGATAACCTGGTACACCCATTCATCGATAGTATCGCGGCCCAGGAAGTAGGTACACTGAACAGAGTCCTTTTGTCCGATCCTGTGGCAACGGTCTTCACACTGTTCAGTATCGGCAGGGTGCCATGGTAGTTCTACGAAAGCAACCCGGGAAGAAGCTGTCAAAGTCAAACCAACCCCAGCTGCTTTGATGGAGCAAATGATAACCTGACAATCCGGATCTTTTTGAAAACTGTCAACCGCTTTCTGTCGATCGACATTATTATCTTCTCCGGTAATGGTTACAGCTGCCGGGAACATCTTTTTGAGATATTGAGCCACTTCTTTCAGGTGGATGAAAACAACGATCTTTTCGCCAGACTCAACAATGTCGGAGATATACTCAACCACATCATTTAGTTTTCCACGGGCCGATACATTTTTCAAAATGCCGATCCTCACCATTACTTCACCCTTCATTGATCGCGCGATCTGGGCATCATCTGCCTGTCGATATTTCTTCAGGTATAGTTCAAGATCGGCCACTGCATCATTGTACTCTTTACGGTTGATGATATCGCAGTAAACTACTTGACGGACTTTGTCGGGAAGATCCTTTAATACATCTTTCTTTTCCCTCCTGAAGAAGCAATGGGTGTGAAGCATCCAGTTGAGCTCTTTAAGATTTGAGTGACCGTTCTCAAAGCCTCCGCAGTAGTTTTTTAAATAGTCCTTATATCCGCCAAACTTGTCTATCTGGCCAATGATTGATAGCTGAGAAGCAAGATCAACAGGTTTATTTACAACCGGGGTACCCGTCAATGCAAAGACCCATTCTTTACCGGTGCAAATCCCTTTTGTGAACTTTGTTTGTTGGGTACCTGCATCCTTAACCCTGTGACTTTCGTCAATAATAACCGATTTGAAAAGGTTGATGTATTGGGAAAATCTAACATGATGCTTTAACGATAACTGTTTAACCCCTTCCGGCTTATCAATCTTGGTAACAAAGAACTTTTTCAGGCTTTCATAATTGGTGATGAAAACCTGTGCCATCCCTTCTTCACCCTGACCAAACAGGCTTTGTCCCTTTGCGAACATGTGCCATGTATTTTTGTTGGAATCATTGAGTATAACAGCTTTCTTATTGGTCCACATGTGCCATTCTTTCTGCCAGTTTATTTTCAAAGAGCTTGGGCAAATGACCAAACAGGGAAACTGGCTGGCGATCGTAACTGCAGCAATAGCCTCAGCTGTTTTTCCAAGACCCGGCTGATCCCCGACAATAACCCTCTTTTGTGTCAAGCAATAAGCGATACCGTCTAATTGGTACTCATAAGGTTTTAATTTCAGGAAACGGCTGATTTGTTCATCGGAAAGGTTAAGCTTTGGCATATCCGGAAGGGGTTTATCGAAAGGCTTCTCAACAACCTGTTCAGCCATCCGGAAACCATACTGTTGGGCAAACTGCTCTACCCGTTGACGGTTACCGTTAACGTTGTAAATCGTCCACCATTTGTTTTGCCAATCGAACTGAGCACCTGGCAGTCTCTTGACGGCATTAACCAATCTCGGGTTATAACTGAAGACAATGACAAATTTGTTTCCTTTTTCTAAAATTTGCATAAAGCCTCATTTTTGCGGTTTCTTAGAACCGATCTGATTTGTTCAATTGTTTTTTCATCGTATTTCTGTTTCGGTGTTATCCGAATCAAAAACCAACCTAATTCTACTGCCCTATTGTATTTCTCCATATCTCCCATGAATCCTTTTCCCCGGGTGTGCCTTCCATTGGTGAATACTCCACCTTCTATCTCAATCGCGATTTTGTGGGCCGGTATGGCAAAGTCAAACCTCCAACGCCTTGAAGGGTCAAAGCGGTGCTCAGAATGCACCGCTTGACCTGTTGTTTTTTCAAGGTACTTAACGAAGCTTTTGGCCTCTTCCTGGGCAATTATGGTTTTAAGCTTTATGACCATTAGAGGGGTAAGTCTTCCATTTCAAACTCAAAATCTGATTCAGCTCCATCAACTACGACCTCTTCTTCATCAAGGTTGCTATTTGAAGGAGCTGGATTTTCAACAGGGAACAACTCCTGTTGAATGAGATGTCTTTTCATGTAGGCTTGATTCATTCGTGTTTCGATCGTTACACCTGATGGGTGGGTAAGCGTCATCAAACCGTCTTTGGGGAAGTTTATTTTAACCTCCGAGCATTCGTCCTCGAATTTCTCCCTGTCTTTGTCAGACATTGGTTCGATGAATTTAAGCCCTGTAGATCTTTGGAAGTACGTTTTCTCTTCTGCTACAGGTGTGTGGAATTGAACATCGCATTCGAGGTCCCGGAAGGTGTTATTCCATAGCATCCAGTCTTTGTCAGTCATTTCTTCAACGATCTCTCTTTCCATCCCATTCCTGCTTACTTCAATGTCGGTACGGACAAGGGTTTTCATCCCAAGCTTTGGCACATGAAACAACACCTCACAAACCACATCCTTGTATTCAGAACCATTGCCAACCTTCGCAGTCAGGATGTTCTGGATTGCTTTTTCAGCTTTAATGTCCCCTGCCAATTGTGCAACGACTGACTTTTTGTGCTCTTCAAGCTCGTTGATCTGCCTGTTGGCATCAGCAAGCTCATTTCCTAACTTAAGGAGTTCTTCCGGAGTGTAGACGTACCTCAGGTTCTTTGATTCTTTAGCTTTTTCGCTACTCATGTTTTTTCTTTTTAATTGTTTGTTACTATTCTCGACCTTCATAGTGAACTATCACGTTAACCCTATGGATTCCTAGCAGTTCAGATATTTTGGTTTTCATTTCCTGCATCTCTTCAAAAGTCATAATCGACTTATCCACCCTTGTTTTTTCACTTCCAGACTTGACCACATCCTCAAGGGTACCGATGTGGATAGATTTCACCTTTACGATCATATTTATTTGGTATTTTTTACCCCGAAAGAGGCGTTCATATCTGCTTTTATGTAGCTCAGCATTGATCTGCACCATTCCAGTTGGTGGGTTGCTGTCGCGTTCAACCGGTCACACCATTGATTCAATCTTTGGCCCGATGCTGTAAGGGAATTTATCAATTCCTTTTGTGCAGTTGCCGACATTCCGGTTTCTTTTGAAAGGTGCTCTATGTGCGCGAATATGCCTGACCTTGTGGCTTCGAGAAGATGGTACTTAGAGTCAGCTTTCATTTTTCCGGTAGTGGAAACATAAGATGCCAACTGGTTTCCCCGTTCAAAGATCATGTCCGGGATATCAATTGAAGTATCGAAGTTGTCAAGGAATTCCTGAATTTCAACAGCATATTTATTGATCTGTTGAATGGTCATTATCTCAGTCATCACTTGATTGTTAGTTGGGTTGACAACTTGTATATTTCATCCTGTCGCTGGTTTCTCTCTCCGATACTGTGCGTCACATAACCGGTTAACAGGTTGAAACCTTTAGGAAAATCCATTCTGAAATTTCCTTCATCATCAATGAATGATTGTTCTTTTCTTTCTTCCATGTGTAAACTCTTTTAAAAGCGCCCCTATGCATCTGGTGGTGCAAACTCTCGGGGCACTTAATTTTGAACCGAAATGTGGAGGCGGTGGGAGTCGAACCCACACCCTGCGTTTGTAATCCTCTCCGGGTCAAAAATCCTGAACCTAGTAGCCATTCTACAATACGCCTCCGAGTGTCCCGGCCTAAAACCAAACTAACTGACTAAACCTGAATTTTTATGAGAAAGAGAAGGCCGGGACGGATGTATAAACGATAAATTAGAACGCCACAGCTTTTTGTTTAGGTAGCTGCAAACCAATTATATCATGCTATTTTTCCAAATAACTGCCAGTATTTAAAGGCTAGCTCCAAAGCCTTTTTCTTGCCTTCATTGTAGAAGTCATCACCCTTTCGGATTGGAAGCTTGAAGATTTTGAAGTTCACTTTTGAAATGCCAATCAGAATATCTTGATTTGAGTTTGCGATATTCATGTACCAGAACCGGCTCCTGTCATAATCGAAATACCTGCAAGCTTCTTCAAATTGCTTTTGTGTTGTTGCTGCAGTTGATTTGATATCTCCTCCCCAATTGAAGGTTGGCATCCATAAGTCCCATTTGCAACGAACATCGAGAGAGAAAGGAACA